CAGGAACAGTCAATCTTTGCTGCTGGTACAGCATCGATTGATTTAGTTCTGACATTCCAATCGGGCCGATCTGGTATCGGCCCATTTCCCTAGCATGGAGACGTATGTCCAAAATAACGCTTTATGATGACAACAACACTCCTGCAGAAGTAGAAGCAGGATCTTCAGAATATAAGGAAAAGATAGGTGCTGGCTGGACCACTTGGAAAAAGCCTAGTGCAAAGAAAACCTCTAAGAAGAAGGATGACTGATGGCATCCGTAGTCGGCATCTGCAACATTGCCTTGTCGAACATTGGTGATGAAAAGATCAGTTCTCTGACAGACAACAATGACCGTGCAAGAGCATGTAATTTGAGGTATGAGGACACACGAGATGCAGTTCTGAGGGCACATCCCTGGAATGCTGCCACCACTCGTGTGGAACTTGCTGTTTCTACTGATGCACCAGTGTGGGGATTCACCTACAAATATGCTCTTCCTTCAGACTGTTTGAGAGTCTTGGATGTACTTGACTACACAGTCCCATTCTCCATTGAGGGACGGTTCCTTCTGACTGACAACTCAACTGCAAAACTGAAGTACATTGCACGGATCACAGATCCGAATGTGTATGACATTCTGCTCCAACAGGCTATTGGGATACGTTTGGCAGCAGAGATTGCAGAAGCATTGACAGGAAGGACGGAGTTGAAGCAGGAGATGTATAACAAGTATCTGCTCATTCTCTCAGAAGCACGAGGTGTGGATTCCCAGGAAAAGGGAATGCCGATGGTCATTGAAGCAAATGATTTCATCAATGCACGGTTTGACACCAGTTACTTGCTGAACACTTCTACAACCATCTGATGGCAAGAGTTCAGGCACTTCAGGGTTCCTTTGTGACAGGAGAGATATCTCCAAGGTTGCAAGGGAATGTGCTGCTCGAAAGTTATAAGAGCAGTTTAGGGAAGTGTTTGAACTATGTCGTAGTTCCACAAGGAGCCGTAACCAGGAGACCTGGAACACGGTATGTGACTCCAACGAAGAATGATGGAGAGGTTCGTTTGATTCCATTCAACTTTGGTCAGGGTCAGTCCTATGTGATCGAGGCAGGAGCAGGATACTTCAGATTCTTCACTGCAGATGGAGTGTTGATGACTGCAGCAGATTCGTCAACACCACTTGAGATCACTGCAGATTCTGATGGAGATGCAGTTCCTTATGGTGCATCTGATTTGGATGATCTGGATGTGACACAGAGTGCAGATACTTTGTTCATCGTCCATCCTAGTTACCGTCCTTTCACCCTCAAAAGAACAGGAACCTACACTTGGGTTTTTGAAAAACTGGTGCTGAAAAATGGGCCATTTGATCCTGTTAATGTAGAAGACACCGTCCTCCATGTGGATATGACTTCAGGATCACTGGATAAAGAGAGGATGACTGACATCATCCAGACGAGTGATTACATTGACATCACAAATGAGAGATTTACTGTCACCAAGCATCCGTTTGTCAATGGTCAGAAGATCTATTTTGAGTCATCAGGAACGATTCCTTCAGGAATTTCTGCTGGCTCAACAAATCAATATTACATTATTAATGCAACGGTAAACACGTTTCAGGTCTCAACACAATATGAAGGAAGTCCTGTGAACATTACAAATGTTCAATCAGGAACCTTAACGATCTGGAAGGAGTTCATTCCGAAGGATACAACAATCACTTTGACAAGTTACAACCTTCTGAGTGATATCACGTTTACCCAATCAAATGACAAATTTAACAAAACGTCTCATGGATATGCCAATGGGACGAAGATGAGGTTTGTCAAATCAGCACCTGACAGTTTTAGTGTGGAGACCACCTATTATGTGGTATCAACTGCAACCAATGACTTCCAGTTAGAAGCATCAATAGGAGGAGGTGCAATTACGGTTTCAGGATCTTCCACCATCACAGTAACGACCTTACATGCAGTTGGAATTTTAGGAATCAACAATGACACAGGGTTCCAAAGTACAGATGAGGGCCGATACATCCGTCTCAATAATGAAATCTATCCTCACATCCGATGGGGATATGCAGAAATAGCATCAAGAACCTCAACGAGTGTAGTAACTGCAAAGGTCAAGGAACCTCTTGCAAATGAATTCACAACACGAGAATGGGCACTTGGAGCATTCTCTGGGACATCAGGATATCCCAGAACGGTCCAGATTTATCAGCAACGGATGGTGTTTGCAGGAACCACATCTGAACCTCAGAACATTTACTTTTCCAAAACAGGAGATTTCAACAATTTTGCAACAACAGAAGCTCTTGGTAAGGACAGTGGAGATGTGGATTCTACTGGAGCAAAGATCATTACAGAACAGATCTTCAATGATAATGCAATCACCCTTCAGATTAGTTCTGACACCGTTGACCTCATAGAATGGTTGAATGAGGATGCACGGTTATCGATAGGAACATCAGGAGGCATTTTCCAGGTTTATGGATCTGACACAGACAACACTCTGACTCCATTCAATTTCACCATCCAGAAGATCACAGACTGGCCTTCTGAGGACACAGCACTTCCTCAAAAGATTGGTAACAACCTTTTATATGTGCAGCAGAATGGGAGGAAGGTTAGAGAACTGATTTTTGACAACGAACAGGAACGATATTCTGCAGATGACGTATCCATCAGGTCTGAGAATCTGACCCAGTATGGGATTGAGGAACTTGCATACCAGGATCAACCTCATGCACTTTTGTGGTGCAGAAAAGCAGATGGGAAACTGGCCTGTTGCACCTATGTGAGGAACCAGCAGGTTATTGGGTGGCATCAACATGCAATTGCAGGAACCCACACAGAAGCAACCTCAAATTATGGAACACATGCCAAGGTTGAGAGGATGGTTTCAATCCCACGGACCAACTTTGATCAGATGTGGTTTGTGGTCAAGAGATCGATCAATTTAGGAACTGTGACTGCGAGTGATTCTACTGAGAAGTTTACCCTTAACAGTCATGGGATGGTTGCAGGAACAAGAGTCCGTTTTACAACCACAGGAAGTCTTCCTGGAGGGATCAGTGCAGACACAGATTATTATGTGCGAGATGTTGAAACCAATGCATTTAAAGTATCAACATCATCAGGAGGATCTGCAGTAAACATTACTTCCGCAGGCTCTGGCAACACTGTGAAGATGATGGACCGCAGATATGTGGAGTACATGGACAAGTTCTATGACTCATCTGAAACCAATGCCGATGCAGCACATTTCTTGGACTGTGGAGCAATCTATTCAGGAGGATCAACAAGCACCATCTCAGGTTTAGGATACCTGGAAGGAGAAACAGTTTCTCTTCTTGGAAATGGGGCATCACAACCTGATCGCACAGTGGCATCAGGTGCCATTAGCATCCAGTTGGCAGTAACAAGGGCACATGTTGGATTATCCTACAACAGTGATGTGCAAACCCTCCCTCTTGCAATCGGGACTGCAGACAATACCTCAGTAGGAAACCAGAAACGGATTCACAGAATCATCGTCCGATTCCATGAATCGATGAGTCTCAGTTATGGGATGGATTCGTCCAATTTAACCGATGCAACATTCAGGAGAGGAGGTGATCTGCTTAGTTCTGCATTAGATTTATTTTCAGGAGACAAGGAACTCGTGTTTCCTTCCAATTACGACACTTTGGGTCAGGCATATTTAAGGTGCAGTCAACCTTTTCCAAGCACCATCACCTTGCTGGCTCTTGATTATGAAACAAACGATTAGGAGATAAATATGGGTGCATGGGTGGTCCCTGCAATTCAGGCAACAGGAGTTATTTTAAGTCTTTGGGCACAAGATAAGGCAAACAGACAAAGACAGTCTCAATACAATGCACAGGCTGCAGAATATCGCAGATATGCAGAGGCTCAGTACAAAATAACCCAGAAAAAAATGGGAATGATTCGGACACAATCATTAAAAAAACAGGATGAGATTCAGGCATTAGGTCAGATCCGTGCCCATCAGATAAAAATACAAGGGCAACGTGCAACTGCATCCATTAGTGCAGCAACAGGATCATCAGGTGCAGTAGTGGGATATGGGACTCCAGGACAACTGGAATTCCAACAGATGCTTCTTTCTACAAAAGCACAAAATAATGTGATGAATCAGGCAAATCTGACTGCACACAATCTGAAGGTAAAAACAAACCGTCAAATCGACATCATGCAGGATTCTGCAGACTTAGCACGATCCTCCATGTATGCAAAAGCATCATGGGCCGAATCGGCTGCAGCAGCAACAGAAGCATCACGGTTGATTTCTGGTGCAGGAACCTTATTGACAGGCATGGGCACCATTGCACAAACCCAATACATGATGCCTGAAAATCAACGGATTCCTTGGTTTAGAACCCAAGAGAATGCAATAGGTCAGTACTAATGGCACGAATCAAATTCAGACAATTCGAGCAGGAAATGCAGCCTGTTCCACAGGTTTATGATGTTCCTGCATTCCAGGATGTTCCTGCACCTGAGAATAAGATCAGTGATGTGCTTCTCAGTGAGAATGTTTCACTTCAAAAGTTAGGTGAAACAATAACAGATATTGGAACTACTGCAGGAAAGATTGTCGCATCAGAACAGACACGTTTAAGGAAGAAGCAATGGGATGTTTCTGCACCTAGTGTAATGTCGAGACTTAATTTAGAAGTTGATGAAAGATTGCGTTCTGATTATGAAGCAGGAATGACAGGGGAACAGGTAGAAACAGAATGGCCCAATTTTGTAAGTGGGTTGATGATGAAATTCCGTACCGATCCTGATGTGACAAGTGTTCATGAAGAGGATAGACCAAAATTATTGGCCTTATTAAGGGCACAACTTGAAAGTTCCCAAATAAAAGCAATTAAGCAGTTTTATTCACTAGATAATGAAGTCCAGAGTTCAAGAGTTTTACGATCAGTTCAATTAGAACTAAATAAGCAACTACGATACATAAGGAGTCCTGAATTCAATACAGAAAATGATGGTCAAGGGCATGAAATACCTGCATCCCATTTTATACCCAAATTTGTGACAGGTTTTGCAGATAGTATCATCAAACAGGCATTAGATAAGGAGGGAATAAAAAGTGATCGTCAACGTGAACGAATTACTTTAGAAGCAAGAAGACTTTATGTAGAAGGTTTTAAGACTGATGCAATAGGACACAACAACAGAATAAAAAATGGTTTTGCAGCATTAGAGTTTGGGAAAACTATTGAGGATGCTCTTCAAACTGCAGCATTACAAGATCCTGGAACTCGAAGACGATTTGACGAGGATGATGAACGTCTTTTACAACTAGAAGAATATATTCTTCCTCGTGCAATTTCTTCAGGAATCATAGATCCCGAAGATGTTGTTCCAATATTAAATCAGGCTCAAAGAACAATAGATCTTAATGATGTGGAAACAGACATCAGAGATAATCCTGAATTAGCAATGATGCGTTTAGAAACAAAACCAATAACAGTAGAAGATAAGATTAAGTTTTTTAAAGAGCATGAAATAGAACTGAATGATAAGGGAGAATTTACTAAATTAAGGAAACCTGATAATTATGCTCGTGTTAAAGCAGAATGGGAGGAATTAGAATCAAACACAGGAGGATTCTATCCTTCAATAATAGGAGGTCAAAGACAGGGATTCATTAATAAGGCAATAAAAGAACATGAAGAAAAATCAAAGGCAGATTTAGAACTTGTTTTTAAAACACTTGATGACAATGCAAAACAACTTCTTGACCCAGAACTTCCAAACTCAGAAGTAGAACGAATCTTACATCCCAATACTGTTGAACAGTACCGTGGTAAAAGGAATGTAAAGGGGTGGAAACTTGACCAATATCCTGCACTTTATCAATACATGATGCTCATCCGTAAGGATGCAGGAGATTTAACATCATTATCAAACACCCAACTTAAAGAACTTGAAGAAAGATTACATCCTTCTAAACAAGGATTAAATCTTGATGATCCAGGACGGTTTAAAAAACCTGTCATGGAAAAGGCATACGGTGCATTGCTGGCAACAACATCTGCAATACGCAAAAGGAGAGCAAAGGATCAGGCAGACATTGGTGTGGATAAAGCAATCAAAGCACAACAGAACATAATGTCTGAGGAAGGTTTAAAAACAATTATTACAGATCAACTTATTTACAAAGGTCTATTTGATCTTAATTCAAAAGAACCTCAAACCTTTCCTACACCAATGCAATTAGCCCAAGAAGTTTCACAAGGGAAACTATCAATTTGGTCTAAGAAGATTGCAGAAGCAGAAGAAAATACATGGAAAGGGTTGACAGAAACAGGATCTGGTTTACAGAAGCAGGCATACATTGAAAAAAAGATAGCAGAATATGGTGAATATGCCCCAGTAGTTCTTCAACAGATGTTTAGAATGGATGGGTTTTCAAGAGCCGATCAACTCTACACAGTTATTGATGATGAAACTTTGTTGAATAACTTAAATCAGGCACAGAAAAATGCAAAAGCAAATCGAGGGAATGTAAAGATAATTTTTGATGATGACTATGAAAGTTATGAAGAGTTAAGAACTGAAATAGGTACTGAGAAAGAATTCCAAGATTTTCTGTTGACCTACCACCGTAATGGTCAGGATCGTGATGCATTACTTGATCTTTATACGGATTATGCACTTTGGTTGAAAACAGAAAATATGAGTAAAGGTAATGTTATTGATGATCCTAAAAAAGCATCAGTTTATTTACATTTAATTAAAGACCAATACGAAGTAATTGACGGAGGAAAAGGATCTAATGTAAAAGTCCGTATTCCATTAGGAGAGTTGGAAGGACGGAATAAAGATAATGCAAATAATGGATTAGAACAATTTACTAAAGCACTTCTTCAAGAAAGAAAAGATAACGAAGCATGGAATTGGGTTAGGAAAGAAGATGAATCATCATTTTTAGGTATTTCAACTGGTGATGATCTTTACCAATGGAAGACCAATTCAGATGAATCAGGACTTACATTGCTTTTTTACAATGAAAGATTAGGGGCACATGTTCCTGCAACATACAATGGGAGAACTGCAACATTAACATGGAAAATGTTAAGAGAGATTACAGATGTAGCAGAACCTTCTGCATTAAGTTTTAGGGGAATCATTGAAGGATATGAAAATTGGCAGAAAGATAAAGCAGAACAAATACAAAGAACTGCAGAAGAAATGGATATTGGTAATACTCCCCTTCCTCTCCGTGAAGAAAAAGAAAAGGACATTGCAGAGAGAAGAAAAGTAAGAGAACAAAAACGGAAGGAAGAAGAAGGAATAACAGTTACTGATATTGCAAGACGGACAACATATGAAGAAATGGACTTGCCTAAAAAAGAAATAGATAAGTTGATGAAAATGGACACATTAGAAGCAGAAAAACATCTCATAAAACTTGGTAAGTAATGCCTTATTACACTGACGAGGAAATTCCATCTTCAACAGGAATGGAGCAGTTTGGACTCCAATATGATCCTAGTTTATCAGTGATCTTTGGTGAGTCTTTGTCTGAGGGTTGGAGGCAGATTACACCTAACCTCGCAAGGTCTTATTCTGATATCCAGTATGCAGGAGGAACGGTTTATGAGGACGAGGAACAGTGGAAAAGTTCTGAGTTTTTCCGTGAAGGATTGAAGTTCGAGGAACGGATGACAGAGGGTCAGGCAAGATTGTTGGCAGAACGATATGATCGATCTGCACAGTATTCCAATTTAGTTTCACGAGCAAATTCTTTGGGAGATTATGGAGCAATTTTTGGGGGTATGCTTATCGGCTCTATTCCTGATCCAATCAACTTCATCCCATGGTTGGGATTTGTAAAAAAAGGGAAACAGGCAAAGTCTCTGATTGATGCAACAACAAGAGGGAAAGCAGCACTCCGTGGAGGTGCAGAAGCAGCAATTGGAACTGCAGCATTTCACCCTTTGTTTGCATTAGAGAAAGGTGCATACCAGGAAGAATATGATATCTCCATGGCACTTATTGATGTCGGGATTGGTGCAGGAATTGGTGTAGGACTGGGTTCAATCTTTGGCAGAATTCACCCTGATGATCCTACTCCTGCAACTTCTTTATTACCAGAACCTGAAGTTTCTTCAGAATTATCACCAACACAACAACTTCAAAACATTACAGAACAGGTCAGATCCCAAGTGTGGAGAGGTTTGGATCATGTTCCTCCACAGTCACGAGTAATGGCAGCATCACTGGCACATGCTCAGATGGCATCAGGCCAGACTGTGGATGCAGCAAGATTCTTGAACCAAGTTGAGATCGACACCTCAACTATGGAGGGGGCACCGTCTGGGTTGATTAGAGGATCTTTTCAGGATTCTGTTCTCAACAATGAAGATGGGACTTTGCAGACTTGGTATCACGGAACCATTCAGAGACCAAATGCCACAGGAAGAACTGATGCCTATGAAACAATCTTACCAGGAAGACAGACAGGAGGATTGATCAGTTTCACATCAGATCCTGAAATTGCATCAGGATATGGAATGAGTGGTGGAGGTGGTTTTGCGAATATTGGAAGAGCAGAAAGCATGTCTGCATATCGGATATTAGCAGATGAATTTCCTGATGTATTTGAGTTTGATCCAGATACCAACACAGGCAGAGTTTTAAATCCTGACAGGATTAAAGATGAAGATGTTGCACAAGTTATATTTGACAGTGAACCACGAGATAAAAATGGTATTTCAATAAAAGTGGTTGAACTTGGCAACACTGTAGAAAACATGGTTCAACAGATGGAAGAAGGGTTCCAAGAACTATCTTCAGGAGGAGTAGTATATCCTCGTTTTCTTAATGTGAAGAATCCTTATCCTGAAGTGATGGATTATAGAGAAGCAGAAAAACTAGGTGCAGAGTGGTTCAAAGAACGAGGATATGATGCTGTTTATTCAACAGAGGCAGAAGGTAAAAAAGTAATCTTCACAGTAGACCCAAACCAATCCAAATCTGTCTTTGATCCAGAATTTACCCAATTCAACGAAGCAACCTCTGCAGACCCACTTCCTCCAGTTGATGAGACTCCAGTTCGCAATGAGTTTGAACTGGAAGAAGAGAACATTGATCTGGAAATTGCTGCACGAGAAAGCGAACTGACGGAACAGGATGCAAAGGATCTGGCAGAAATGGACCAGATGGTTGCTGATGTGGACAGGCAAGCACAGGCATACCGTGCTGCAGCCGACTGTGTGATGAGGACATAATGGCAGTTGATAATTGTTTACTGGCCTTAAAACAGGCACGTTTCGGACTCAAAGATGAGGAAGCACTCGAATTAATTGATGATCTACGGAGTCAGAAAAAACATCTGATGAAGAAACCTGATTGGCAGGTAAAATTCCGTAGAAAAATCAATGACATGAGTGCGGATGCCCAGTTTGTGGCAAGGCAGAAAAGACTGCAGAGGAAACGTCAGATATTTAAGGACCGTGACAATCTGGACCGCATAAACAGGGATTCAGAACAACAAAAAAACTTTAGCTCTTTTATAGTTGGTAGCACTGAGAAAAAAGAAAACAATCTAGATTCAGTCTGGACCAACCAACATGCACAAGCATCTTTAAGAGTAGGCAGGATTTTAACTGTATTAGGTGGTGGAAACTCATCATTGAGTATGCCCTCAGTCATGGGCAAGTTCCCATTTGGACGAGGCTTGTTTGATCAAAAAGAATTCCAGGAAGCAGTAATCGAGGAACTGTACCCCTTCACAGGAAAACAGAAAACCAAGAACGACCTTGCCTTCAAAATGGCAGAGGCAGTTAACAAGGAGCAACGTGAACTGGTCAATCTTGCAAATGCAGAAGGTGCAGCAATCGGTTGGCTTGATGACTTTGTGACAACTCAATATCACGATCTTACCAAGATCAAAGCAGCAACCTATGCAAAGTGGAAACAGGACATTGAACCACTTTTAAACGAGGACAAAACCTTTAAATCAGGAGAAGCACAGGACCGTGAAAACTTCTTACAGACGGTCTATGACAACATCGTGCAGAACCGCAAAGCCATTGTGGATGCTGCTCCTGAAGAAGTTGGAATGGGTTCCAAATCATTGGCAACCATGATGAGCCAGCATAGGCAATTGCACTTCAAGGATTCAAAGGCATGGTTGAAATACAACTCATTGTATGGGCATGACAATCCAATAGAAGCAATCCTTTCAGGGATTGAGAGGATGTCTGCAAACACAGTCTTGATGCAGAAATTTGGTGCCAATCCTGACTTCACATTTGATAAGTATCTCAACTCAATGCCTGATCTCTCACAGGGAGAGAGACGTGTGATTAAATCTCAGTATGAATTTATCTCAGGAAAGGCTCATCAGGTAGGAGATCCAACTCTTCACAAGTGGGAGCAGGGACTCTCTGCAATGCAGAATCTTTCCAAACTTGGATCTGCAACGATTAGTGCAACCACAGATCCAATGTATTCCGCATTTGCGACACACTACCGTGGCAAGAACATTTTCAGTTCCTATTTCCAGACTTACAAAACAGGTCTCATGCAATCTCCATTTTGGAGAACTGCATCCAGAAAAGAAAAAAGAGAAACTGCAAGAAAAATAGGTATTGCAATTGATGGAATCATTGGTAGTGCTTCAATGCGGTTTGATCCAAATGGTGGAGGTCCAGGACTTGCCCAGAGGATGACCAACAATTTCTTTAAGTGGACTGGTCTGAATGGCTGGACCAATTGGTGGAGTGAAGGTGCAGCAATATTACTTGCAGATGATTTAGCAGAAGCAACAAGGAGACCTTTTGGAGAACTTAACAAACGCTTTCAGGAATTTCTGGGAAACTATGGAATTACAGAGAAGGATTGGGAAGTTCTATCGACCTTTGAACCGATGGTATCTGGAGATGCAAAGCTTTTTACACCTGAACTTATCTATCGGGATTTGGAAGAGAAGATTGAATCGATTCCTAAACCGACTAAAGAAGACAAGATTGCTTTCCGCAGGCAACGAGAATTAGCAGATAAACTTCAAAACCTTTTCATAACTGAAAATGAAAACAGTGTAATAAGACCAGGAGGACGTGAAAGAGCATTCATGATGCGAGTCCCTTTTGGAGGAGACGATGTGGCAAAGCCAGGAACTCCTTCAGGCATGGCAGCAAAGCTCTTCTGGCAGTTCCGATCATTCGGGTTATCAATGGTGATCAAAAACTATCCTCGTGTGAAGGATATGGGAATGCCAGCATTCATGCACCTACTCCCAATGGTTACATTAGGTTATGCAGCAAAGACTGCAAAAGACCTGATGCGAGGAAGGGAACCAGTTGATCCCAGAGAGGATATGGAGACCTTCTTGAAGGTTACACAGGCATCTGTTTTACAAGCAGGGTTCGGAGGAATATTTGGTGATTTCATCTTCAACGATTACAGAAAATTCGGATCATCAATTGCTGATGTTGCAGGAGGACCAACAGTCGCAACTGCACAGGATATTGCAGAGATGTTTTCGGCTCTTGCAAGAGGAGAAGACCCTGCAGCACAGACATGGAATGTCATAAAGAACAATCATCCTTATGCAAACTTTTGGCTCACTCGAACTTTATCTGACTACTTCATCCACTATCAGATCCAAGAAATGCTGAATCCAGGATATTTGAGACGGATGGAGAAACGATACAAGAGCCAATATAACCAGGATTTCATAGACGGTTATGCACCCTCAGACATAGTACGCTAATGACAGTTTCCGTAAATCGATCCAGAGTTCAATACACAGGGAACGGTAGCACCACTGCATTCAACGTCACCTTTCCTGCAATCACACAGGCAGAGATTGTTGTCACAGTAACCACAGCAGGGGTTGACAGTGTGAAAACCCTTAACACACATTACACCCTGACTGCAGCACCCTTCTCCACAGGAACAGTCACTTTTTTAACCTCACCAAGTGACTACACTCCTGCAAACAACACAACCATCACAATTTCAAGAAACCTGGACTTCCTCCAGTCAACGGATTATCAGGCCAATGATGCATTGGATGCCACTACATTAGAGACGGCATTCGATAAGGCAACTTTGCTGGCCCAACAGTTGGTTGATGACAAGTCAAGGATGCTCAAGTTTAGTGGGACTCTGACGGATTCCTTTGACTCTGATGATACAATTACCACAATCACTCAATCCGCTTCAGACCGTGCTTCAAAATATTTAGGCTTTGATGCGAATGGTGATATTACAACTTTAACCTCGATTACTGGAGTCACTTACACAGAAACCTCGATTGCAGCAGGTCACATCCTTCGCTATTCAGGATCAGTTTGGGTCAATTCCAACATCCTTGCATTAGATGACACAAAGCTTTATTTCGGAACTGATTCTAATATCAGCCTGGAATATGATGAGAATGGAAATGATACGCTTTCGTTTGATGGAGGAGATCTTTTAATTGAAGATGAGCATAATCTTTATTTTGGGTCCAATAAAGATGTTGGCCTTTATTATAATGAAGCTACATCTGATTGTTTAAATATTAATGGTGAGGTTTTAGTTGAGGATGATCATAAACTCTATTTTGGATCTGGCAAAGACGGATACATCGAATATGACGAAGACGGAAACGACACGATGGTTTTTGGTCTCCCTGCTGGTGGTGGTCAAATCTTAGATGATAAGCCTTTATATTTTGGAACGAATAAAGATGTTCTGATCGAATACGATGAGGCTGGAGATGACACACTTCTTTTTCAATCTCTAGCATCTACTGCACTAAACTTAGGTCTTTACTCCTCTGCTGGTGGAGCTAACGAAGACAAATGGAGAATTAGTGTTGCTGATGGTGGAACCATGACCTTTGAATCAAAAATTTCTGGTTCTTGGGTAGCAATGATGACTTTAGTTCCTAATGGAACAGCAACCGATTCAGCTATTACTTTTGCTGGTGATTTCACAGTTTCCGGTGATACGACCACAGTAAACACAGCAAACCTTCTCGTTGAAGATCCTTTAATAGTTCTCAGTAAAAATACAACTGGAGGTTCTCCAGGAAACGATTGTGGGCTTATTGTAGAACGTGGAGATTTAACCAATGTCGGAATGATTTGGGATGAATCCGCAGATGAGTTTGCGTTTCTTTCATCAACTTCAGAAGCAGGATCAACAGCAGGAAATATTAATATGACTACTTATGGTGATGTTCGCATCGGCAAATTATATGAAGAACGCTCATTCTTAAAACGAGGTCTTCATCAATCAATTATAATGGGATCTTAATATGGCTATACCAAGTGGATCTGGGACAGAGGTTTTAAAATCAAAATATACAAGTGGTATATCTACTACATGGACAACTATAGGTGAATTTAATCAGACAAACCATATCTATACAGTACTATCAATAATATTTTGTAATAACAACGCTGATGCCGAAGAAATGAATTTTGCTTTAACAGATGATGAAAGCAATACAAATGAGCATTTCTTACTTCTTGGTCATTCAATTGCAGCCAAAGCTACATATATTTGGAATGACAAATTTGTAGTTTCAGGCAGTGGTACATATAAGTATCTACGTTGCAATTTTAATACATCGGCAAATATAGATGTAACAGTTAGTTACATAGAACAAGATTGGAGTACCTAATATGAGTAGATTCTTGTAAAACTACTGATGAACTAAAAGCTTAAAAATGTGAGTTATAAATGACACTTGAAGAAGTACAACAAAAAAAAGCAGTAATAGAAAAACAATTACAATCCGTTCCATTAATGCGTGATCAGTATAATCGGTTGTGTGGGATGGAAGAAGTCCTTTTAGAACAACAAAAAGAATCTGAAAAGCCTGACTTAAAAGTAGCTAACAAATGAGTGGACACCATCCTCCTGTTGAAACAATTATGGAACTAGATCAAGTAATGATATTGGTAGAAAGAATAGGACTGCCAGCAGTTATTATAGGATTTTGTTTCTATTATATAATGAAGACTCAACAGGCTCACAGGGATGAAATAGTAAGATGGGAAAATAAGGATTCGGAAGGTGATTCTAGGCTTATAGATGTGATTAAAGAACAGAATGCTAGGAATGAACACTTTGCTGAAGCTATTAGTAATTTAACTATCTCAAATAAAGATGTAACTAAGAGTAATGAAAGATTAGCAGATGAGATTAAAGGCATGGCATCAGCGTTAATAAGGAAGTAAATGGATAAAAAAGATTATTACTCTCCTGAAGGGTTTAGAGAAACTTTAAGTGAAGTGGATAAAGTGATTCTTGACATAGCTTTTAGAAACGGGGTCTTCACAAGTACATTGCCACCTCAAACACAATCTAAAGATAATATAATTGAGGAAAAAGATGGCTAAAGAAACGACCACAACAGTAGTAGAGAAACCCGATCCTCCTAAACCGATTAAACCTTCAATGTCGGTTAATGAAAAAATCCAATTAGTTCGTTTTTGGATTAGAGCAATTATTGCACTTTGTAATATAACTATATTAGCAGGGATTATTTTTTATCTTCTTACTTTAAAAGATTCTGTACCAGAAACTACAGAAAGAATTCTCTTAATAATTGTTGGACCTCTAATTTTAACTGCTGGTGCTGTCAGCAAATATTTCTTTGAAAGTGGCAATGACTTAGAAGACCACGCAACAGACGGAAATGGTAACCCTCCAACCACACCAAAGGTAGCAAGTGATAACTAATATCATCAAAACCTTCTATGACTTATTCCACCCTCAACCCGAAAGAAAGGAACCTATGCTTAACTTGGTCTTGCCATTCGTGGCTAACATGCTCAAAGACATTGTAGCCGACAAAGCTCAGTCTCTTGCAGCCGAACACCTAGAACCACATCTTGAAAAACTTCCTAAAGAAGTACGAGAAGCACTCGATGGTGCTGTGGATGGTGACAACTCTCATGGTCACAAATCCGTCATGGATCTTATCAAGGGATAATTTCCTTGCGATGCGAATTTCCAAAAACTTTTCACTTCATGAACTGGTCTATTCCACAAGTGCAATCCATGCTGGCATAGACCAGGAAGACCACCTCGACAACAATGCCGTGGCACGGATCACGGCACTTACCTTAAATATCCTCCAACCAATCAGGGATCAATTTGGTCCTACTAAAATCAACAGTTGTTTCAGATCCAAACCGTTGAATGATTTGATCAACGGATCTCCTAAATCTCAGCATTGCTGTTTTGGGGAACACACCCATGCTGCTGCTGATGTGGAAATCATTAGCGAGAAGGTAAGCAACATGGAACTCGCAGAATGGATTCGAGATAATTTAGATTTTGACCAACTTATCCTTGAAAATTACAAACCCAACAGGATCTCAAAAATCACAGGAAAAAAAGAAGGACCAAACTCAGGTTGGGTCCATGTGTCTTATTCTTCTGTGGGAGAGAATCGTAAACAGATTCTGAGAATGGTTAAGGATAAAAAAGGAAAAGCAAAATACTTCAGAGGACTAACGGAGTAGGGGTTGACCTTTGTGGAATGACTCGCATAGGTGGGAGCCAATCTCTACTCCACCAGACACTGAAGATGATCCTCTAGATTACACCAATTATGAACCTTGCTGGCCTGATCTAAGGTACGATGATCCTGATTTTAAGGTAGGTGAGGAGGGTGAAAAGTGATATCAAACTGATATCAAAAACCCTGAAATCGTGGTAACTGATATCAGTGATATCATTCTAGACTAAAACCTTGTTTACTCCCAATCTACTGAAATCACTCAATAAATTGGTGGGTCGGCTGGGACTCGAACCCAGGGCCACCTGATTAAAAGAGAGATGCTCTGATTGTGTAGAGCATTGATATGACTTGGTAAATTGGGAGTAAAACATGAACTGTTATCAAAAGTGATATCAAAATTATGCAAGCATCCTTTGGTTCATACCTTTCACAACCTTACTGGAATGCTCCTCAGTCAGGTGTGAATATCTCATAACCATGTTCAGGGTTCTGTGCCCCAGAGCATCGGCAATTTCTCTCAAGGTTGCACCATCCATTGCCATGTAACTGGCAAAGGTGTGCCTGAGATCATGAAACGTAAAGTCTTCCAATCCTGCAGCCTGAACTGCCTGTTCAAAAGGTTTACGGAAACTACGAGGTTTGTTCTTATCCCACTTTCCAGGAAAGACCAGTTCTGTATCAATCCTTCTGATCTTTTTCCGAAACTCTGTTAAGGCAGGTCCATCAAAAGAGATCCTTCTCGTATCTCCATTTTTGGTATCACGGAAAGTGACAGAACCTTTTTTCAGATCCACATCACTCCATTTTAAACCCCAGATTTCTCCCTCTCGTCCTCCTGTGGATAATGCAAGCATCACCACAAGATAAAGATCAGGATTGGAGGATTTGCGACACTCTGCCTCCAATTGTTTCCGTTCCTTGAAAGATAGGAATCTAGTCCTTCCTCTAGGTTCCTTTAATTTAGGAACAATTTTCACAGGATTGTGGTCAAGGATGAATTTTTCCTTAACACAATATGTAAAAACTGCTGAAATTGCACTCCGATACCTATTTACAGAAGCAGGACCAACACGTTTTTTTAGAAGATCTTGGACCAAAACAATGTTGTATGGTTCAACCTCCTTTGCTTTCATATTAGGCAACTCTTTTCGCCAATACTTTAATTGACCTCGAACTGTGTCATCAGGATCTTTTTCATCAATATAATTATCAATCAGTTCCTGAATGGAATCTGCAGTTGCACCTGATTTCTTCTTCTGCAACTCCTTCTCCAGTCTGTCCTCATAGAGCCGATTCAGGAATCGATCCCTCTGGGACGGTGACCCTTTTGCAGAGTATTTGTTCCTTTCCTTGATGGAACAGAGACTCAGCTTCTTATACTGGCCTGATGGGAGGATTAACTCATAGAATCTCCCATAGACCCGATTTCCTCGTGTGAAGAAAATGGATTCACTCATACACCCTCTATTGATTCAATGATTTTAAGTGCATCTTTAACTGGCTGACACACCATTGTTGTGCCCACATTTGTTTGTATAAAACCTTTTTCATAAAAGAAGTCTTTGACTGCAATGACTCCATTTTGCTGATCTTTCAAAGACTTATATTTGACAGACACATAACGAATGTCTTTCTTATAAGAAATTTCCAGATCTTTTGCTCCATGAAGTTTTGCGACTTCCCACACTTCCTCATCATAGGATTTCCATTTTTCAAGATCTCCTTTAACAAGTTTTATCTTAAAGTTAAATTCAATCACCTTTCTCCTTTCCTAGTGTTATAAGAAGCAACTCTTTTACTTCAGAAAGTCGTGCCTTCAACTCGATATTTTCCTTTTTCACATCCTTATTGACATAAGGAGGATCAGTACCAAACAGGATCTGATCAACAGATCGTTCATATTTGATACAGTATTCAATGAGTTCATTCATAGGAACAGTTCCTCGTTTCTTGTAGCCAGCAAAAGATTGCTTTGTTAATCCTAAACAATCTGCAATCTCTCCATCGGACCTTGCTCCCTCCAATGCAGCAATTCGGTCCATTACTTTTGTAAAATTCATATATCCTTGTGTGGTTATTTATAGTTGCTTACCACCGAACAACTCCGACTCAGATTAGGCTGTCTATCGGGACTTGCCGTTGCTCCTAAATCAAAGAGGTGGTGGATGTTCAAAAATTAATGCTTTTCGCCTTCTGCGATGACCAGAAGGACTTGAATTCTTGGCTGTTGTGGCTGGAGGTGGATGCTTAAATAGATGACTCCTGCCACCTGA